GAGCACCAACAGATTCAATTAGAAGACAAAATCTTAGCTTTGAATGAAGCTCAGATAAAGTTGATAAAACAAAAAGTTGATGGTATTAGTGTAGCTAATGGATTAGGAATGGATTCATTTAAAAAACGTTATGAAGACTTACAAAGTCTTGTATTAGATTACAATCATCAACCATTAACATTAACATTAAAAGATCCTAATTTAAATCAGTGGGCTGCAAATGTTCATTCACTTGAACCAAAATATATGTTCTATGTAGATAGTTATGTATTAGCTGATAAAGGAAGATGTAAAGATAGAAAGATATGGATTAACCGAGATCTTGCTAAACATGGCGATCTTCAATTCATATTAAATAATGATCATTATAAACCTTCATTTGAATATCAAGAAACATTTAACTTCTTAGCATCAGATGAAATAAGTATATTCACCGATGGTACATTTACACCTAAGAATATACAGATAATGTACATGAGATATCCAGTGTATATAAATAAGACAGGATATATTATGTTAGATGGGCAACCATCATATGATGCTGATTGTGAATTAGAAACATATCTAGAAGATGAACTTTTAGATCTTACAGTTCAGAATCTAGCAATGTATACAGAGAATCAATCTGCTGTTCAAAATGCAGCATATAGAATTCAAACAAACGAATAAACTATTAATTTAAATAAATAAACAATGGCTGATTTTTCATTAACCACGCTCTTCGTGGTTCCAGTAGGGCAAACTGCACTCCCTAGCTCTGGCTCAACACAAAACTTGACTGCAGGACAAGTTGGGATTTTTAATAATTTGTACGCTACGGTAACTAGCTCAACTATTAATAACTTCCCTTATTTTTACATTGCCCAAGGTAGAACAAATACTTATTTGCAAGGATCTAAAAGATCTGATAGAATTGCAGGTGGTTCATCAGTTCTTACAGGAAATGTACAAACAATTAGACCTAATGGTTCTAATGTAACAGAATGGTATAAAGTAACAGGATGTCCAACAGCTGCTAATCAAATTACTGATGTAACTGATTTCACTGTACAATGTGGAGAAAGTATCACGTTAACTTTACGTGCTCACTCTTCTTATATTGATACATTGTATTTCAATGGTTTCACTCGTTCAGTAACTATACAAGCTCCTTGTTGTGGTTGTGACGAAAATCCATGTGCTGATGTAAGTGATAATACAATTATCGATCTATTGATTGCTAAATTATTGCAAAAAGCTCCAGGAAACAACCCTGATAACATTTCATTCTCTACATTCTTTACATTTGAAAATGTAGGTGGAACAATTCTACGTATTACAGGAAAACCATTGACTATCTATGGACAACCTTGTGATGTAGCTGCATTCCCTTTTGAATATGACAGAATGTCTTTCAGAACGTTTGTATATGCTGGTCCAGCTACTACTGCTGACTTTATTGTTGCAGATGCTTGTAACTTTGTTGCTCAACCAATCATCACTCAACGTGCTTCTTATGCTACTGGTACATCTGCAGAAATTGCTCAATTAGAGAAAAATTTCTATAGCTACCAAGCTGGTTATTTGAAACACCTTTACAGAATGAATGGATACAACGAGAACTTTGAAACTTGGGTATCTGGTGGTACTACATATGATACATACTACATTAAATTTAATGAGTATGATAAATCTGCATACCAATGGGGTGATTATATTCAAGAAGATAGCACTGTAATTATTGCTGCTCCAAACTCTGTAACAAGTGGTATTGCTGCTGCAATTGAAACTGTATTAGAAGCTGCTTTAGGAACTGTATTAGATAACAATGCTTGTATTACAACTACAACTACTTCTTCTACTGCTGCTCCATCAACAACTACTACTACTTCTACTCTTATCCCTTAAGACTAAGAAGAAGTAATAAATATTATTAAATAACCTATGCCAGGGGAAAGAGGATATCACTCATATTCCTCTGGCATATTTATTAAACAAACATGGCAAACTTACAATTAGATATATTAGTAGTTCCTACTTATAGTGTACTTACAATTGGTATTACAGATGCTTCTGTATATCCTACCAATCCTCCAGTGGTTTCAGCACCATCTATTGAGATTGAAATACCAGGATTTGGAACCAAGGTGTTACCTTTTGTTCCTAACAAAATCAATGTATTTACATCATCTAATTTGGGAATTACAGATCCTGGTTGTAATCAACCACTTCCTGATGGAGTGTATAGATTAAAATATTCTGTGGCTCCTGCATATGCAAATTATGTAGAAAAAACAATATTACGTGTTGAGAGGCTTCAAGAGAAATTTGACAGTGCTTTTCTTCAATTAAATATGATGGAGTGTGATAGAGCCCTTAAAACGCAATCTAGCGTACAATTAAATACAATCAACTTCTTTATTCAAGGAGCTATTGCAGCAGCTAATAACTGTGCAGAATTTGAATCTAATACATTATATGCTCAGGCAGATAATATGTTAAACAACTTTTTAAAAACCAACTGTGGTTGTTCTGGTAACAACTACCAAATAAACTTTTATTAATTATGGCACAATGTAATTCATGTGGAGCTAATGTGGGGTGTGGATGTCAATTGAAAAATGGACTATGTGCAGCATGTGCTGCTAAAGTAAATAAATAAAATTTATATTATGTTATCACCAAGACTAACGAATTGCCCAGAATGTGTTAACATTCCATCTTTACTTAGAAAAATAGATTGCAAGTTAGCAGAACTTGGTAACAACTTGTACAACAATATTTCATATATGTTGAACAAACCTATACCTGCTGGTGAAATTCTTCAATTGATAACATATAGAAGAATACTAACTCATAAGTATTGTAATCCTGATTACGTACATGAATACTCTGTATCTATGATAGCTAGCAGAGTTATACGTATTACTGTAGGATGTGTTAGTAGATGTAATACTCCAGAACCTTGTATAGAGATTCCTTGTGATATTATTATTGTACCAAATCCTACAACATCTACAACTAGTTCAACAACATCTACTAGTTCTAGTTCAACAACAACAAGTACAACCACAGCTAATCCTACAACAACAACTACTACTACAACAGTTAACCCTTGTCCAGATTGTATATCAGGAACAGAAGTAACTATTGGTGCACAAATATGGACAGTGTGTAACCTTGGTGTTACTACATATGCTAATGGTGATCCAATTCCAGAAGTTACTGACCCCACAGCTTGGGAAGCTTTAACAACTGGTGCTTGGTGTTATTATGAAAACAGTACAGTTAACGGTACAACTTATGGGAAATTATACAATTGGTATGCAGTAAATGATAGTAGAGGATTAGCTCCATTAGGTTATCACGTTCCAACAGATGCAGAATGGACTACTTTAACTACCTATTTAGGAGGAGAGAGTGTTGCAGGAGGTAAAATGAAATCAACAGGCACGTCGCTTTGGACAAACCCTAATACAAATGCTACTAATGAGAGTTGTTTTACTGGTCTTCCGGGGGGGGTTCGCAACATCAATGGTGAGTTCAACAGCATTGGCTCCAACGGTACCTGGTGGAGTTCGTCAGAGAACCCTGCAACAAACGCCTGGTTCCGCTACCTGAATTACAATAACGGCAATGCCAGCAGATACAACCTCAATAAGGACTACGGTTTCTCAGTAAGATTGATAAAAGATTAATAATAAACAATTAAAATAAATAATATGAACAATTGCTCAAATTGCTATAACGGATGTACAGAGATAATCTCTGACAGATGTATTAAATATACAGGAATAGATGTTCCTGTTCTTGGAATCCAAACTGGTGATTCTTTATCATTTGTAGAACAAGCATTAGTTACATTTCTTGTATCAACATTAGATGGTACAGGAATAAAGATAGATCTTGGGCCTACAGTGGTATGTACACTTGTTCAAAAGTATTTACCAACATGTAAAGATCTTTCTATTGTAGATATATCAAAAGCTCTTATACAAGCTGCTTGTGATCTTCAAGAACAAGTTGATGTAATTGTGGCAGATCTTGCTATATTAAATGCTGATTATACAATTGGATGTTTGACAGGTGTTACAGCTTCTTCAGATACACATGCTATTGTACAAGCTGTAATAAATACACTTTGTGAATTAAAAACTGATTTTGAAGATTTATTAGTTGATCTTCCTAATACATATGTAGCTATTGATAATCTTAATGATTTAATTGCAGCATATTTAAATAGTACAACTGGAAATCTTATTAGTAATAAAATGGTTCCTTATGCTGTACTTCCTTATTTTGGACCTATAACATTCTTTAATTCTTCAGGAGCTGGTACAGATGATTGGGATAGAATATTTTTATGTAATGGAGAAAATGGAACTCCTGATTTAAGAGGTAGAGGATTAACAGGTGCAATTAATTCTGTTCCTGGAGGACCATTAAATGCTGCAGTTAATCCTGCAGTTAGTACAGCTAATCCAAATTATAGTCTTTATGATATTGCTGGTGCAAATCAGATTTCATTATCAGAAACTCAAATTCCTGTGCATACACATGCTAATATTTTAAACTTTAATGATCCTTTACATAGTCATTTAGTTGGAGGAACTTTAGGAGTATTAGGTCCACGGACTACAGGAAGTATCACAGCTGCATTTGATGGCACAAATAGTTATAAATTACAATCAACATTTGTAACAGATTCAGCATCTACAGGAATTACAGCTTCAATAACTAATGCTGCTGGTCCAATAGGTGGAGGACTTCCTCATTCAAACATACAACCAGTAACAGCTTGCTACTACATTCAATATAGACCAGTTTAATAAATCAATAATATGGCATATCCTTTTTTACCAGTTAATCCCTCTTGTGGAACTGTAGTTGTAAATGATGTTTGTGGATGTAGTT